CCTTTCGTACATAGCCTGTGCCTGAACAGGGGTTACACATCTCTGCCTTAGTTTTGTATACTACTGTAGATTTAGTAGCAACAGTCTGCTTGTAGTCTGCCTTATCCATGTAAGGAGTAAAACTATTAGCCCACATAGACTTATCTAAAGGCTTTCTACTATAGATAACCCAAGACATTTGCTCAGGGCTATTGAGATTGATTGGTGTATCACCCATAAGGTTAGTCACCTGCCTGTTAAGTCTCTTCTCTATGTCAGACTTCTCTTGCTCAAACTCTTCCTTAACTTCATTCAACTTATCTATGTCAACACTAAAACCATTCTGATATATACGAGCCAATGTAAGGGCTACCTTGTTAGTTAGTAACACTGTATCCATAAGACCTGAGTACTCTTTTGTGTTGAGTCTCCTATATATAACGTCTGATAATTGTTGTGTTGAGTGTAGGTCAGCAGATAGATACTCAGACAATTCATCTCTAGGTATCTCGTCTACAGGAACTTGGTTCTTGAAGTATTCTTTCATAGTGTCTTGCTTCTTGGTGGCTAAGTCATATCTATTAGCACAGGCTTCAAGTGATAGGGGTTGTTTCTGTCCACGTTGGCAGACGTATTCTCCTAGCATAGTATCAAATACTGAGCCATCATATATAAAGTCGCACTCCCATAACCACAGTAAATCATGTACTATGTTATGTCCTATTAATATAGTAGCTTCGTCTAGTAGCTTCTGTATCTCCTCTTTATGGGATACACCATCATCCATATTGAATAGGTATTCTTCATTTGAATCTGTCAAACATCCAACCATAACTAATTTATTGTCAGTCTCGAATGGGTCAAGGTGTAATTTACCACCCCTATGAGTAACAGTATTCTCTACATCTAGTGTTAGCTTCATGCTTCATACCTCGCTGTCATATAGTCAAGTTCACAATGAACTGTGCCATGCCAACCTGACAGTTTATTCTTCACGACATTCAAGTGTCGTTGCGAATCTTCTTCATCTTGCCCCTCTATAGCAGGGTTCTTAGCAATCAAAATCATTAGGTCAGCTTCGGCTGCTTTTCCTGTACGACTGCCTTCCATCATTGCTTGGTTTAATACAATCTTACCCTCTGCTTCAGCAGAAAGTTGAGACATATACAACACTGCACAGTTATACGTCTTAGCTATCTGTCTTGCATATATTGCATTTGCCTTTAGTGCTTCATCTTGTCGAGAGAAACCTGCTGTAGTTGCAAACTTATCTCCCATGTCAAGCACGAGGATGTCAGGCTTCTCTGCCTTACACACACTCTCTACCCATGCCATGTCTCTATTAGAAGCATCTCTTATTCTAATGTTCTCAAACACAGGCTTATACTTCTGTAGAGCATCCTGCTTGTTCTTAGTTATATCTTTAACCTGCATACCTGTTGATGCAGTGAGGTAACGAACACCAACTCTGTGATAACTCTCTTCGTTACATAAGATGATACACTTAGCACCCTGATGGGCAAATCCATTAGGACTAGCAATCAAACTAGCATGGAAGGATGTCTTACCTGTATTGGGTCTAGCACCTATCTCAACTAAGTGTCCTGCATTGATACCATCAACCTTTCGTGCTAGGCTAGGTATATTAAAAGACCACCTAGCTTCTAAGTCATTCTTCTCAAGCAGTGTGTCAATAGTGATATCATCCCACTGTATATTTAGATTAGGTGTAAAATCATCCCCATACTGCTCAAGAATATTTCTAAGAGGTTCAAGAGAGGATTTAGTACCATTAACGTAGTCAAAGCCAAGATTAGCAATGTCTTCCCCCACAATCTGTTGGAAGAGTTTTGATAATACTTCTTGTGCAATATCTTCTCCAAGGGGTGTCTCCTTCTTTATTGTACGAAATAGTGATGAGTACCCTTGCTTTTGGGCAGTAGTCATGGAAGCATTATTCGCAAGGAACAAGGCTTCTATCTCGTCAGGTGTTACACTTCTCTCGTAAGTGTTTATAGCTCTGTCTAGTGCTTGTTTTATTTTTCTAACGTCTTTACTGAATAGTCTATCAGGACATTTAGAACCTCTATGTGCATCATAGAAGGGTTTATCCATCAGACTTCTTATTAATGATAATTCCATGTTGGTTACTCCTTTGGGGTTAGTCGGTGTAGTTCTTGGTAGTCTTCATCGTGTTTATATTTCAAATCATCTTTCAGTCTTAGTACTTTCACCTCGTTTACGTAACCTCGTAATTCTTTGGCAAATGATAGTATCTTAGGTAATGCATCAGGGTCTAATGCTATTATAGCAGTTGAGAATTGTGCAAGGTATCTCTTGTGTGCTTCAGCTAACGATGTACCCAACACTGCTACCCCAACATATACCTCATTACCTACTGCGACTGCACTCACACAATCCTCAACAACTACTGCCACCCTACCACAACCATGAACAAAAGGCAAGTTGTTTCTACCATACCTTTTCCACTTGGGTAATCTAGAGCCTAGTGCTCTGCCTGTTGCATCAACTATTTTGCTATCGTGGAGGATAGGGAAGACTACTCTGTCTTCTTTAACATCATAAAATAGTTCAATCTTAGACATATCAATGTTCCAAGATTTGCACCAAGCAACAACACTAGGTCTATCTCTGTGTGGTACAACGTGTTCAGGTAACACAAAATCGTTTATATCATCATCAACCACACTAGGGTCAATGGCATCTCTTATATCTTCTACGGACAAGTGTACTCGTGATGAGCCTGATAATTTACAACTAGACTTATAACAATTCCACAACAGTCTACCCATATTGTTTGTGACTGTAAAAGTTTTATAACCATTACAAACAGGACAAGACATTCTTTTACTGTCTCCTACACCTATTCCTAAATCAGTTACGTAATTGTTTATATTCATGTTATTACCTCATATATATGTATATATAATACTAGTGGTTCGGCACATACCCTGTGCTTATAGCATACTTTTTTCGAGTTGTCAATGCATTTTCAGCAGAAGCATACGTATTCTTCATGTAAGGCTTAACACTATTAGGGTTAGCATGACCTGTAACTGCCATAATCTGACCCATAGATACCCCTGCTTCTACCATTTCAGTTGTTCCTGTTCGTCTGAGGTCAGATATTCTAAGCTCGTCAGGTAAGCCACAAAGGTTCATAACTTTTCTAGCTACCTTTGACAATTTGTATAAAGAATAAGGCTCGTATGAACCTCTTATAGCAGTAGGATAGGGTGTTACATAGTCTTGAAACCCATAGGCTTCCTTCTGCTCAACTAACATAGCAAGTAAATCCTCACTAATAGGTAGATGAACTATAGCTCTACGTTTAGACTGTTGCAAATTTAACACACAGTTATCAAAATCGACAGATGTGAATTGTAATTTTCTCATATCACCTACTCTTTGACACCATTCATATGCCATCTGAACTATTAAGCCTAGACTTCTATACTTAAAGTCAGCATAACAATAGTCAAGAAATTGACATAGTTGTTCTTTTGTCCACACTACCTTACGTGGTTGTGTTGGCTTACGTTTGAATGTAGAGAATGGATTTGTTTCAGCATACCCCATCTCCATAGCGAATGAGTATAGCTTTCTTGAAACAGAGCAAGTGTAGTTTGCCATAGAAATGCCACGTTTTAGCCACACTTCATATGCTCGTCTACTTTTTGCACCTGTCATCTTTATCATTGTCGTGTTACCTAATTTCTTTGTATCAATAGTAGTGTTAGCCATAACACCTAAAAAGTATCTATAATCTACTTTAGATTTGTCTGATAACATATTGAAATCACTAGATAAATAGTACTCGTCAATCAGTTTATTTATATTCATACTTCCACTCCATGTTACATAAGTCGATAGCAGTTTGATATAATTTATCGTACCACATCAGGTTGTCCTTAAAGTAAGAAGGTATATTGGTGATGCCATAATATCGACCTGCAATCATTCCTGCTACTGCACCTGATGTATCAGCATCATGCCCTCTATTAACTGCTTTAGTAATACAATCTACAAAGTTGTTAGTTGTTTGAAATGCCCACCATGCACACTCATATGTTTCTTTTACATACCCACCTGACATAACATCATTTCTATCTATATCTAGGGGTAATTTGTAACTACTGTATCTTGATATAGGATACCCATAGTATAATTCTTCAGCTAACATAACAGAATAGTCAACACATATATTACTCCCATGTGTTAATAGTGTCTGTTGGGTAGCTAATTGCATAGCATGGTAGGGGTCTTGAGCAACCATAATGACAGGTGCAAGTCTCATCAATGCTCCATTGCCTGATGAATCATGTGCAGTTCTACCTCTGTAAGGTTGCAACACATATTCATCCTTTACTATTTCATGTAGATAACTACTCAATGCGATTGCAGTTGTGCCACCTATGTCAAAGCACTTTCCTCTTGGGCTGAACTCTCCCCCCTTATACCACTTACAAAACTTGGACATAATATCATTTGCATCAAAAGATTTCTTCTCAAGCAATGATTTAGCCATAGCCAATGCCATACTAGTATCGTCTGTCCACTCCCCAATAGATACCTTATGTGCTCCACCCTCGAGGTAACACCTAACATAATTTTCAGGTTCTCTTGGTTCTTGGAACTCAAGTACTGCACCCAAAGCATCTCCTATAGCCAATCCTACAAACATTCCTATACCTTTATCTGTGTTCATTTAATATACCCTTTCATAAACTTCAAAGTCAAACTCTTTACAAAATTCTTCTAGTGTATCTAGTTTAGGCTTCATTTTATTTTCATATCTAATATTCTTCTTTAAACTCTCCAACATATTTTCTAAAGAATGAAACTCACGATAGTTATTTGCAGTATAAATATAATCTCCAATACCATCATAGTCAAATCCCTC